AAGATGCAAGTCTTTGAATCTGGTGCAGTACAGGATATGTGTGGAGAGGATGTTTCATTCTGTCTTGATGCTATTGAGGCAGGATATGACATCTGGTGTGATCCTAGGGTCAGAGTTGGTCATGAAAAGACAAGAGTTATTTGATAGGAGGTTATTATGGCAAAAGTAAAGAAGTCACTGCAAGGCACAGCATTCATTGAATCCAGACCCAAGAAGTCTAGACAGGGGCAGGGGAAACATACAAAGTATGCTGCATCCAGCAGCAATACAGCAAAGAAGCGTTATAGGGGTCAAGGTAGAGGATGAGTTTCTCCTTGTCACTATACACCTACCTCTCACCTTCTAAGGTTTGTGATGGGGTGGGTGTTTTTTCTTTGGTACATATACCTGCTGATACTTTGATCTTTAAATCAAAAAATGCGCAAAAAATCCGCTGGGGGGAAGTCCCAGAGGAAGTGAGAGGGGCAATGAGAAACTTGACTTATTATGATAAGGATGGTTTCTGGGTTGATGATGACCTGGATAGACTAGGTGCTCAATATTATATTAACCACTCACTTACACCTAATGTGTCCTATAATAAGGACAATGGTTGTCTTTATGCTACTAGGGACATCAAACCTCATGAAGAACTACTAGACTACTACTATCCCAATGAAAGAGAATGGCTTACTTAAATCACAGTTTACCTGATTGGTCTTGTTACATTCGTAATGAGTTCCTGTTTAATCACAAGAAAGGGCATGGGGAATTCACTAGATGTGATGTTCACTCTGTTGCTAGTATGGAGAAACGTGTCCCTCTGTTTGAGGCATTTCTGGAAAATGGAGTCAACTGGACACGTAGACCTCTTCATGCCTTCTGCTGGCATACTGATGCCCCTCTGGAACCATTAGAGGACATTATGTACTGGGACTGCTTCTCTCCTTATGTTGATGTACAAAGGAGACATAGATTAGCAGGTCTTGAAGCAGAACTGATTCGTCCTGACAATAAGAAAGTCAAAGGGTCTTATATGTGGACTTTGGACTGGTCATGGGAGAACAAGAGTGTGCCTGACTTGAACTTCTCTGAAACACCAGAACATAAGTGTGCCCATTTGTTCAAGATGGACAATGGTAACTATTATGCATATCCTAATAATAGAATCATCTGGTATGATAATGCATGGACCTTCAACAGGATTGATAAGAACCCTGGATATGAGATTGACCTTACAGTGTATAGTGTAGAAAACAAGCGAAGGATTGAAACATCAGATCATTACATGTATGAGGTTACTCAATTAGACAATGAAGTTATGGCTCAACAAATAGATAGTAAAGTAATGAGAGGTTAACATGCATGATTTTCTGGACAACCTAGCAAATGATCAGCATCAGAAGATGTTGCGTGAGATTGCTAATGATGGTCTCACTCCAAAAAACAGGGTGAAAAGAAATACTGATGGTTTATTTGAAACCACTGATTGTTCTCATCCTGACCATGAATGTACCTGTGGTCAGAAGAATATATTAATTGAAGATTAGTGTACTAAATAAGGTAGAATTCTTGTACCATTGTGCCTGTTCAAAGGGTCAGTAAACCATTTAAGGATATAAGTGCTACATTTCAGATCAATCCAGTTAATCGCGACTTGATTGGATTGACTAATGCAAATGCTATTGCACGCTCTGTTCGTAACCTGGTTTTAACTGGTCCTGGTGAAAGACCCTTTGCTCCTGCATTAGGGTCTCAGGTCAATCAACTCTTATTTGATGTTGTTGATTCTCTCACTGCAAAAAATATTGATTTTGAAATTAGAAATACTATTGAAAACTATGAACCCAGAGTTGAACTGATTGATGTCATTGTCAAACCAAATGCTGATAACAATGCATTTGACGTGAAGATTCAGTATGAAATTATTGGTATTAATGCACAACAACAAGAACTCACCTTTGCATTAGAACCCACTAGGTAAATGCCTTTAGTTAATTTCAGCAACTTAGATTTTGATCAGATAAAAACGTCCATCAAGGACTACCTTCGTGCGAACTCAAACTTCACTGATTATGATTATGAAGGATCTAATCTATCTACCATTATAGACGTCCTTGCCTATAACACTTATATCACCTCATATAACGCCAATATGGTGACTAATGAGGTGTTCATTGATGGAGCAACATTGAGAGAGAATGTTGTTTCATTAGCAAGAAACATAGGTTATGTGCCTAAGTCAAGGAATGCATCAAAGTCAAAGATATCCTTCACTGTTGATACAACAGGCACCACAGCAGTTGCTGTGACCCTTAGGAGAGGCATTGTAGCAACATCCTCCAATAGGTTCACAAACACATCTTTTGTGTTCTCTATCCCTGATGACATCACAGTTCCAGTGGATAGTAATAATCTTGCATTGTTTAATGCTATTGATGTTTATGAGGGCACACACCTCACACAGACATTTAATGTAAGTTCCAGGACACCTAATCAGAAGTATATCCTCAAGAACAGTGGAATTGATACTGATCTGATTACTGTATCAGTAAGAGAGTCTCCCACATCAACTATTACAAGAGTTTACAAACAGTTCAATAGTTTGTATGAAGTAGATGATAAGTCACCAGTCTATTTCCTGCAAGAAATTAATGATGAGAGATATGAACTGTTGTTTGGTGATGGTATATTTGGTATCAAGTTGCAGGAACCTAATGTTGTAGAAGTAGGTTATATTACATCAGGTGGTGAAACTGGTAATGGTATTAATGAATTTACCTTTGCTGGTCAATTAGTAGATAACAATGGTGCTCCTATTACTAGTGGCATTTCACTGATTAATGCAGATCAAACATCCTTTGGTGGTTCTGCTATTGAATCTGTTGAGTCTATCAAGAAGAATGCTCCACAGATCTATGCATCACAGAATCGTGCTGTGACAGCAGCAGACTATGAGGTATTGATTCCTAGAATTTATCCTGAAGCAGAATCTGTTTCTGCTTTTGGTGGTGAGGAACTTTCACCTCCACAGTATGGTAAGGTCTTTATCAGTGTGAAACCAGAGAATGGTGTTCACCTTTCCACTACTATTAAAGAAGATATCAGTAGAGAACTGAGGAAGTTCTCTGTTGCAGGTATTGTAAGTGAAATTGTTGACCTGAAGTATCTGTATATTGAGACTGACTCTTATGTTTATTACAATGAGAACAAGGCACCTTCTTCCAGTGTAGTTCAATCATTAGTCACTAGTAACATTGGTGCTTATGCTAGATCCACTGAGATGAATAAGTTTGGTGCTAGATTTAAGTATTCCAAGTATCAGAAGATTATTGATGATACTCATCAGTCTATCACATCTAACATCACCACAGTTCAGATCAGAAGGGATATGGAACCTGCTCTGAATGCATTTGCAGAGTATGAACTTTGCTTTGGTAATAGATTCTTTATCAAGAACCATGGACATGGAACTCATGGTGGGCAGATTGGATTCAATATTAAGTCATCTGCATTTAGAGTAAGTGGTATTGCTGATACACTATACCTGGGTGATAGTCCTGACAAGACTCTTGCAAAGGGTAGATTGTTCTTGTTCAAACTTAATTCAGCAACTGAACCAGTCATTGTAAAACAAAATGTTGGAATGATTGATTATCTTAAAGGTGAACTCAAATTGAACCCAATTAAGTTCGTTTCTACTAGCGTAAATAGAGGCACACCCCTTATTGAAGTATCTGCTGTCCCATATTCAAATGATGTTATAGGTCTCCAAGATCTGTATTTGCAACTAGACACAAATAATGTTTCAGTCAGTGCTGTATCAGATCAAATTGCATCTGGAGATGATATCTCAGGTAGTAATTACATTGTAACTTCCAGTTACTCAAATGGCTCCCTGGTCAGAGGAACACCCATCTTAACAGTCAAGAAACCCACAGCAGCTGATACTGACACTACATTGCTTGCAGATGCAACAGATGTTGATAGAACCACAAGAGTTACTGTCACAACTGGCACAGCAGGTCAATCACAGTCAACTGTCTACACAACAACTTCTAATACTGCAACAAACACAAGCAGTACTACTAGTAGCACTCCCTCTGGTGGCAGTTCTTCATCTGGTGGCAGTTCTTCATCATCGCCCACTTCATACTCCTATTAAGATAAATGGCAGTAGATAGAGTTAAGTTCCAGGATATAGTTGCGAGTCAAGTCCCTGATTTTGTAAAGGATGACTTTCCACTCCTTGTTGACTTTTTAAAGGAGTATTACGTATCACAAGAATTTAAAAGTGGAACATATGATTTGATCCAAAATTTGGATCAGTATGTTAAGGTTGATCAACTATACAATGTCAAGAATTCTACTGTCCTCAGAGAGGATATTGACTTTCTTGCTACAACCATCATCACATCTGCTGATGGTAATTTTACTGATGGATTCCCAGATACTAATGGTCTTCTTCAAATTGATGAAGAAATCATTCTGTACCAGTCCAAGACAGATACCACTTTTGAGGGGTGCGTAAGGGGTTTCAGTGGGGTTACAGACTACACTGGGACCAATACCCCTGATCAACTGACATTTAAGGAATCACTCTCTGCTGATCACAAAAAGGGTGCAACTATTGTCAACCTGAATGTAAAATTTCTGCAAGAGTTCTTTTCAAGAATTAAGACACAGTTTGTTCCTGGTTTTTCTGAAAGAACTCTTTTCCAAGGATTGGACCAGAGAAACTTTATCTACAATGCTGACAGTTTCTACAAATCAAAAGGAACAGATCAATCATTTGAGATTTTGTTCAGAGCATTGTATGGTGTAGATGTAGAAGTTGTCAAACCCAGTAAGTTTCTGTTCAAACCATCTGATGCTGATTATAGACTTACAGAAGACTATGTGATTGAGGGTTATACTGGTGATCCTCTTGAACTTAAAAATCTTACTTTCTACCAGGATTCCACTCAGGCAAGAGGAACTGTAACTAATGTAGAGAAGATTGACTATGCTGATGGAGACTTTTATCAGATTGCAATTGACTATGGATATCAAAGAGACACCAATGTAGATGGGACAATCTATGGTAAATTCTCACCAAATCCTAAAACTAAGATCATCAACAATGTATCAGTGGGTTCAACTGTAATTGATGTTGACTCAACAGTAAGCTTCCCACAGTCAGGCACACTGGTGTTGACTGATGTTGATGGTGATGATTTTGAATTGGTATATCAGGACAAGACTCTTACCCAATTCCTTGGTGTAACCACCACAACATCTTCTTTTGAATCAGCAGGTGATATTTGTCTGGATGGTTATGGTTACGCCATAGGTCCAAATGGTAGGATTGAAGTAAAGATTATTACAACTCTCACTAACCTGAGACTGGATAGCAATACATTTTTCTTCAAGAAAGATGATACTATCAATATTAAATCAATTGGTCTTGAATCCAAGCAAGAGAAATCAGAGGATTGGTATTACAATGTAAAGACACATTGGATTGTAAAAGAATTTACACTAATTGATGCCACTCAGAAAACATATAATATTAAAACCTTTGACAATCAGTTTATCCAACCTGGTTACAGGTTAATTGTGAAAAGCACTGCTGGTGATACAAGAACACTGACTGTTGATAATTGCCTTTCTAAAACTGAGTTTGTTGCTGTACTTTCTGACATCATTCTTCCAGAAGACCTCAAACTGATTTGGACACTTGAAAATCAGATCCTCAAAGGTGTATCCACCAAATATAATGAAATCAATAATATCAATGCTAATGTTCTCAATACCTATGAGAAGTTTGATGGTAGTTTCCTTGTAGCGTCTAACTCCATTCCTAACTATTCTGGTGCAACTGATCCATTTGGTAGAAAAATTATATTCAGTGGAACTGCGAATGGTGATAATCTAGTCCTTGCTCCTAATGGAGATCATGGATTCTATACTGGTGATGCAGTTTATTATAGTCCTAAGACAATCATTCAAACCATTACCACACCTAATGGTTTCTCATATGATGTTACATCTCTGAGTGGATTTGATAATCTGAATGAAGGAGTTTACTACATCAAGAGAATCAGTGCAACCACTGTCAAACTTGCTAGAAGCACATCAGATATCTTCAATAATAGATTCCTTATTCCCACTGGAACTGTAACTAACAATGAGTTTTGTTACTATGACTTCTATCAGAAGAATGTTTCTCCACAGAAGATTTACAGAGAAGTCAATGACCCCTCTCCACAAGTTGGTCAGTATTTAACTGCTGCTGGTTACAATGGTATTTTGGTCAATGGTGTTGAATTGATCAACTATAAGTCATTTGATACCATTTTCTATGGTGGCATTAAAACATTTGATATCAATAATAGAGGTCAGGGTTATGATGTAGTCAACCCACCTAGGATTAATGTCACTGATAATATTGGTACAGGAGCAACAGGAACAGTTGCAGTAGAGGGATCTCTTAAAGAGATCAGAGTTATTGATAGTGGATTTGACTATACTGATGATCCTATTGTAGTTATCAGTGGTGGTCAAGGAGAGGATGCATCTGCCAGAATTAATCTTGCTTCTGTTGACCATGAGGTATTGTTTAATGCTGGTCCTGGTCCCAAGAGTGGATTGAATTTTAGTGCCAACACTGTTGGATTCACCTCTTTCCACAAATTCAGAGATAATGAAAGAATTGTCTATGTATCAGATGGTGTTCCTGGTGTCACTGGTCTGACCACTAACGCTGATTATTATGCTCATGTTGTTGATGCATCCACCATCACATTGCACGACAACTACAATGATGCTAATGCTGGTATCAATACAGTCAACATTAGTGGTTATGGTATTGGTAATCAAGTATTCAAATCATATGATAGAAAGAAAGTTGTTTCCAATATTGTTGTAGATAATCAGGGTAAAGGATATAAAAACAAAGAAAGACTCATTGTTGGTGTAAACACAGCAGCCAATACATTTACCATTGGTGGTCATGGTTATGAAGAGGGTGAAATAATTCAATACACAGCAGGTTCATCTCCTATTGTAGGTCTAGGTGCAACCACAAAGTATTATGTTTGCAAAATTGATAGTGATACCTTTGCACTTTCTGAGGTTGGAACTGGTCAGACTGCAAGAGATTACTTCTACAATAATAAGATTAAGACCAATCTCCTATCAACTGGTAATGGGACATTCAACTATGAACCCATCACAGTTAGAGTTCAAGGAACAATTGGTGTAAACACAGCAACCAGTCAAGACTTCTCCTGTCAGGTTCAACCCATATTCAGAGGGTCTATTGATTCAATTGATGTTACAGACCAAGGTGTTGGTTATGGTGCATCAGAGATTCTTAATTTCAACAGACAACCTGTTATCACCTTTAATAGTGGAGAGGGAGCACTTCTGACCCCTATCATTTCTAATGGTAGAATTATTGAGGTTTTGGTCAATATGGGTGGTGAGGGTTATAATTCTCCACCTAATCTGACAATAAGTGGAATTGGTTCATTCTGCAGACTGACACCAATCATTGAGAATGGTTCTATCACAGAAGTTAAAGTTATCAGTGGTGGTGCTGGTTATGGTCCTGACACTACTGTTCTTGTGCAACCTGCTGGTATTGAGGCATCAGTATTCACAAACATCAATCAATGGACAGTCAACCTCTTTGCTAGAAGTTTCAATAATATCACAGATGATGATGGTATCATAGAGACCTCCTTGGATCTAGGTAGTCTGCAATATTCTCATCTATATCCCCCCAGACCTCTCAGAGAAAATTCTTATTCAATTGATTCAGAGGGAAATACCCTTTACTCTGAAAGAGATCTGCAAAGACAGAATGATATAGAAGTCAATTCCTCAAAACACTCACCAATCCTGGGTTGGGCATATGATGGACATCCAATCTATGGTCCATATGCCTATAACTCACCAGATGGTGGTCCAGTAACCAGAATGAAGTCTAGTTATGAACTAGCAGTTGACACTTCCAATAGACCACCTGTATCACAGTATAGTGAGGGATTCTTTGTAGAGGATTATGTTTATAGAGAAACAGGTGACCTGGATGAATGCAATGGTAGATTTGCCATTACACCTGACTACCCAGAGGGCACCTATGCATACTATACTACTATTGCAGAATTCTCTGATACATTTGGTCCCTTCAATAATTCTAGAAGACCAGTATTCCCATATGCAATTGGTAATAGATTCAATTCAAAACCAAATGCATTTAACTATGACTCTTCCTCTAATCATGTAGATTATGACATTCAGAAGAATGAGTGGTTTAGAAATACTACTCCATATCGTTTGAATTCTTCTTTGAGTGGTTATGATTATATTTTCAACTCTAACTCAATCAAAAAACAAGTGATTGATGTTACATCAGCATCTGTTGGTAATATTCAAGGTGTTGGTATTCTCACTGGTGGTAGAGATTATAGAGTTAAAGATCAACTTATCTTTGATAACTCTTTCACCAGTGGTAAGAATGCTGCTGGTAAGGTTGAGAGAGTCTCTGGTAAGGTTGTAGACAGTGTTAGTGTTGCATCTACACAAGTCTTTGATATTGAGTTTACCCCATTTGCAGCAAGGGGTGAGTTTGTTGGTTATAGTTCAGTTCCCCACAATCTCTCAAATAATGATATAGTTAATATATCTGGTCTTTCAGAACATTATGATGGACTAGATGGTAATTACACGATTGGTATTGGCACAGGTGATTTTGTCCTGCTTACAGCAGTTGGTGATGCAAGTGTAACAGGATTGACCACTTTCCTCAATCTTGGTGGTGCTCTTCAATATCCTTTTGTTAGACCAGATGATATCATGGTCATTGATAGTGAGAAATTCAAGGTTCTTAATACTGATAGACAGAATCAAAGATTGAGAGTCCTGAGGGCACAAGCAGGAACTGCTGCAACATCCCACCTTGCTTTGACTAAGGCATTTAAGGATCCAAGAAGTTTCACAATCACTGCTGGCACTGCTAGAACAACTAAGACGCCTAGATTGAATAATGTACTGTACTTCAATCCTGCTGAGTCAGTAGGTTTGGGCACTGTTCTGGGAACAGGTGTTGGAACAACTATCACATTCTCTAATCCAGGTGCTGGTGCATCTGTGACAGTTATTCCTCCTCAAGCAATTCTCTATCCTAATCATGGTCTCCTGCTGAATGAGGTTGTTGAATACTCAACCAATGGTGGTGCTTCTATTGAGGCATGGAATGGTGTGACAGGTTCTTCTTCTACTGTACCCATTACAGGTATGGGAACATTCTTTGCTGTACCTCTTACAAATAGATTTGTTGGTCTTTCTACCAATAAGGTGGGTATCTCCACCCTTACTGGTAAGTATGTTGGTATCAATAGCACACCAGGTCTTCTTTTCTTCACAGGAGTTGGCACTGATGTCTATCATAGTCTGAGAACAAAGCGTGCAGATGTCATCAGTGGTGAACTTCAAAAGAATGTAGTAACTGTATCAACTGCTTCAACTCATGGTCTCTTTGTCAATGATAGCATCAACTTCAATTTGAAACCAAAAGATGAGGTGGTAGTAAGGGTCAAGTACAATGAATTCAACAGAAGGATTGTATTTGATTCTCAGTCATTCTTGGCATCTGATGTATCTACATCTGACAACAGCATCACCTTTGCCAATAATATATTCAAAACTGGTGATAAAGTAATCTACTCATCAACTACTCCCTCTGGTGGTCTGGTCAATGAGAAGATGTACTACATTGTAGTCCATACCCCTGTAAAGGTCAGACTGGTTGAGACCAGAGCAGAGATTAAGGCAGTACAACCAAGATTTGTAAACATCACCTCTGCTACTGCTGGAACTCTTTCCAAGGTTAATCCCAGAATTGATATTAGTAAGAATAATACTCTCAAATTTGACCTGTCAGATCCATCATTGGCATTTGTCTCTAATAATAATCTATATTCTGCATTTGACTTTAATCTTTACTCTGATTCTTTCTACAGATCACTTTATTTGACATCTGCCAAGAGCAGTGCATTTGAAGTAACCAAGAGTGGACAGGTTGGTATTGATTCAACAGCAAATCTAACTCTGTTTGTATCTGACTTTGTTCCCTCTGTTCTGTGGTATTCATTCAAGAATGTAAACACGACATTCTCTCCCCTCTCTAAGAGAGAACTTCTCATTGATGAAGATGTATCTTCCTTCAATCAAGTCAACCTGGTTGGTAGTCAATACGATGGATCACATACTGTCACTGGTATTGCATCCACATCATTCACATACAACCTTAGTAAAGTTCCTGATGTTGTGTCTTATGGTTCAACCAATTCATCTCCTACCTATGATACATCATCTCTGACTGCTTATGGTTCTATCACCAAGGCAGTAGTCACTAATCCTGGTGCAGGATATAGAAGTTTGCCTGGTATCAACACTGTAAGAAGTGGATTTGGTACTGATGCAATTCTTTTCCCTGAAAGTAGAAATATTGGTCAGATTCTGAATTATCAGTATTCATCTAAGAATATTGGTTTTGACTATCCATCTGATTACACACTTAGAACAGTTGCAAATCTTCCTGAAATACTTGAAATTGAATCTCTCAACTCATTTGTCAGAATTGGTATTTCATCAAATGGTAAGAATTATCTCTTAGCACCTGATTTGGTTGTTATTGATGGATATTCTAACAGAATTGTTGATGAAGTCATTTTGACTTATGAACTTGGTGATAATCAAGTCTCAATTATTAGAAATACCACTGGATTATATGAGACACCCCCTAGAATCATACCAATCAACAATAGTAATGGTGTTGGAATTAATTCTATTGTCTATAATTCAAGCACTAAAATTGTCAGAGCCTTCTTTGACACTATTTTCAATGATCCAGAGGACTTCCCCTATGTAGTTGGTGAAAAAGTGATGATTGAGGGAGTTAATGTTGGTCTCTCCACTGTTGGAACAGGATATAATTCAGACCAATACAATTATTCTCTCTTCCCCATCACTGGTGTTCTTCCCAATCTAGGTGGAACAGGTGCATTTATTGATTATGATATGTCTGATGTCTTAAATGGCACTCAACACCCTGGAAGTCCAATCTCTCCAATTAATGGTAGGGTAATTCCTGAGTCCCACTTGCCTATTTTTGACCCTGTTCTTGAACCTAATGATTATTTCCAAGATGAGACTGTAACAAATGGTTTAATTGAAGGAAATGTTGAAAGTTATAACAAAAATACAGAAATTCTGAAAGTTTCTACTCCTTTTGACTTCCAAATTGGTGATACTGTAAGAGGTCTCACATCAAATACTCAGGGTATTGTAAAAACCAAGTATGATTTCAATGCAGAAGTCCAAACTGGTGCAGGTGCAACCATAATCAATGGTTGGAATAGAAATACTGGTTTCTTGAATGACAATTTGCAAAGAATTCCTAATAATGAGTACTATCAGAACTTCTCATATTCACTGAAATCCAGTGTTGACTTTGATACTTGGAATAATTCAGTTGGAGCACTTAACCATACTGCTGGATTCAAGAGATTTGGTGATCTTGAGGTTGAAAGTGCTGCTGCATCAGTTGGAGGACAGTCTGTTCCTATCAATGCTATTGATTCCAACCTTGAAACCATTGTGGATATTGTTGGTGAAGGTCATCTAAACTGTTTCTATGATTATGACAATGTAACAGAGACAAGTTTCCTGGTAAATGGCAAAGAGTTCTCAAATGAGATCATCTTTGATAATAGAATCCTGTCTGACTTCTTCCAATCTGTTGGTAACAGAGTATTGAGTATTGATGATATCTCATCACAGTTCAATAGCAATGAAAGACCAACACCATTTCAACCAGTAGCATCATTTAATTCTGATTACACCTACAACAAGATCATCACCTACGCAAGAGATAGGATATTTACTGATGAGAGACAATTTTCTATTGTTTCTATGATTCAGGATGAAAGTGTAGCATATATGCAAGAATATGCCACAATTTATTCATACCCCCCTCTTGGATATTATGACTATATTACCACTGCTGATGGTTGGGACCTTCTGTTCTACCCAGTTAAGTATGAATTTAATGTATATGATGTATCAGCAGTTGCTTTCAGCATCTTGGGTGATAAGGCAACAGTTGGAAGCAGACCATATGGTGATATTGCACTTGTTGACTCCCAGAGAGAACCAATTCCTGCAAGCACTGTAACCACTATTGTATCTGTGGGAACATCTTACAGAGCATTGAAGGTTATGACTCTGATTGAGGAAGTTTCAAGTGATATCTTCCATTCTGCTGAACTGAACATCCTCCATAATGGCACAGATGTTCAACTTCTTGAATATGGAAATATGAGTGAGGATGAAACTCTGGTATTCCAAGGAATTGGCACATATGGTGCAAGAATCAATGGTGGTAATGTAATTGTTGAATTCCATCCTAGTGTTGGGACAGCACTCACTGCAAATTCTGCTGTTATTGCTATTTCTAGTGGTGCTTCACCTGGAAGTGAAGATCTGAATGTTTCAAGAGTAGGTTCTGCTTACACCTTTATCGCTGCATCAGGCACCCCAACAGCAAATGTCATTGATAACTATGAAGCTCCATATGAAACTGGTTATCATTTGGTTGTTGTAGAGAACACAACAGATAATGAGTTTGAATTCTTTGAATTTGCTGCTCTTGACTCCTCTTCTAATGAGTGTTGTGTTGAATGGGCAAACCTG